AAAACATTTCTGCTGCACTTTTAGCAGGTAACACAATCGCACATGGAGGTTTAACTATCAGACCAATTGTGAAATTCAAAGAAGTTGTAAAAAGATTGGAATTAGACGGTATCGTAAAAGACGGTTCTTGTGATTTCGCTGATACATCTACTTTAACATTAACTGAAAGAATCTTAACACCTAAAGAGTTACAAGTTAACTTAGAGTTGTGTAAGAAAGATTTCCGTTCTGACTGGGATGCTATCCAAATGGGATACTCTGCTTTTGACAACTTACCAAGCTCTTTCCAAGAGTATTTAATCGGTTATGTTGCTTCTAAAGTTGCACAAAAGAACGAACAAAACATTTGGGCAGGAGCTGAGGCTGAAGGTTCATTTGACGGATTTGCTACCTTATTAGCTGCTGACAACACTAAAATTGCTGTAACTGGTACTGCTGTAACTGCTTCAAACGTTGTTGAGCAATTAGGATTAGTTGTAGATGCTATTCCTTCTGCATTATACGGAAGAGAAGATTTACATATTTATGTTGCACAAAACGTATTCAGAGCTTACAAACGTAGCTTAGGTGGATTCGCAAGTGGAGGTCAAGGAGCTGCTGGTTATATGGCACAAGGAAACAACCAAGACGTTAATGTTTTATTCTTTGACGGAGTAAAAATATTTATGGCTAACGGTTTAGCTTCTGACAAGATGGTAGCTACTACTAAAGACAATTTATGGTTTGGAACTGGATTATTATCAGATTCTCAAGAAGTTAGAGTTTTAGATATGGCTGACCTTGATGGTTCTCAAAATGTAAGAGTAATTATGAGATTTACAGCAGGTGTTCAATACGGAGTTGCTGCTGATATCGTAACCTACGGAATTGCATAGTAATAAATAAATAAAACTAAAAAGGGGTAGTCGGTATAACTTCCTACCTCTTTTTTTATTAACTAATATAAAAATATAAAATATGGCTTGTGATATCACAACTGCAAGGGCAGAGCCTTGTAAAGACAGCGTTGGAGGGATTAACGCAGTATGGATTGTTAACTACGGAGATATAACTGGTATTACTTATGACTCTACTGATGTAGATGTAATTGATGCAGTTTTAGGGTCTCCTATGGCTTACAGGTATGAGGTTAGAGGAAACTCTACGTACTCAGAAAACATTCAATCAAGTAGAGAGAATGGAACTACTGCTTTCGAGCAAGTATTAGAATTGACACTTAAAAAATTATCCAAAGAAGACCACAAGACAATTAAATTATTATCTTTCGGAAGACCTAATATCCTTATCGAAGATAATAACGGAAATGTATTTTTAGCTGGAGCTGAATATGGTGCTGATGTAACTGGTGGTACAATCGTTACTGGTGGTGCTATGGGAGATATGAGTGGATATACTTTAAGTTTTACAGGTATGGAAAAAGCACCTGCTAATTTCATAAATAGACCTTCTACTTCTGGTGTGTATACTAACACTGTTGCTGTTGACTTATTAAATGCTGGGTTTGCTACAACTGTAGTTTAACAGTACGTGTATACTTTAACTTATTAAACCCTGCCATTTGGTGGGGTTTTCTTATTAATTAAAACAAAATATTAATTTTTAGTTATCTCAATATGTTAATACTACAACCAACAGCAGGAGAAAAAACAATAACAATAGCACCAAGAAGCACAGACTTGTCTGGTGTTATATCTTTGAATATAAGAAGGGATGGAGATGGTGCAGAAGAGGATATTACCAGCTTAACTCTAACGAAGATAGTAAATTATGTTGAGGTTAAGTTTGAGTCAACTATCTTAAAAGAGGATTCTACTTATTACATAGAAATCACTAAAGATGGAACTTTATGGTATAGAGATAAAATATACGTAACATCTCAAACAAGTACAGAAAGAGAAACGAATAAATATGAAATAGGTAACGGTACAATCTATAAACCTTTTAGTGATTCAGACGATAATACATACATAATATAATGAGTACAAAGAAAAATAACATAACCAGAGAGTACAAAGACAGTATAAGAGTTGTTAATATGTCTTCTTACCAAGTTCCTTCAATAAAGGAAGTTCATAATAAAGAATGGGTTTCTTTTGGAGATAACAATGATTACTTCGATAACTTAATTGAAAGGTATCTTGATAGCCCTACTAATGGTAGGTGTATTAATGGTATTGTTGATATGATTTATGGTAGAGGATTAGAATCTACTAATTCATCTGTATTTCCTGCTGATTATATTAAAATGAAACAATTACTTAGACCTAGAGAGGTTAAGAGATTGGTTAACGACTATAAGTTATTAGGTCAAGGTGCTTTACAATTAACATACAATAAAGCTAAGACTAAAATACTAAAGGTATCTCACTTTCCTATGGAAACATTGAGAGCTGAAAAAGCAACTAAAGGAAATATTCAAGCTTATTACTATCATCCATCTTGGAAGGATTGTAAAAACTCAGATAATCCTAAGAGAATACCTACATTTGGTAGCGGTAGCAAAACACAACTTAATGAAATTTACATCTTTAAGCCTTATAGAAGTGGTTTTTACTACTACTCTACTGTTGATTATCAAGCTTGTTTACAATATGCTGAATTAGAATCTGAGGTTTCTAACTATCATATCTCAAATATACAGAATGGTTTACAACCAAGTTTATTCGTAAACTTTAATAATGGTATTCCAAATGCTGAAACACAACAATCTATAGAGTCTAAGATAAACCAAAAGTTTTCTGGTAGTTCAAATACAGGTAAAGCTATTATTGCATTTAATGAGTCTGCTGATACTAAAGCAGATATAGAAGCTATTCACTTACCAGATGCTCACGCTCAATATCAATTCTTATCTGATGAAGCAAGAGAGAAGATAATGTTAGGACACGGTATTGTTTCTCCTATCTTACTAGGTATTAAAGATAATACAGGTTTTGGCAACAATGCAGAGGAATTACGTACAGCTTCAGTATTAATGGATAATGTTATTATAAGACCACTACAAGATGGTGTTATTTATGGCTTAACAGAGATACTTGAATTTAATAATATACACCAAGACTTATACTTCACAACATTACAGCCTATTGAGTTTACAGAGTTAGACAACATAGAAACTAAGATTAAGAGAGAAGAAGAAACTGGAGAGAAGCTATCTGCTGACGAACCAACTGGAGACTTTTCAGAAGAAGAAGGCGAAGACTTGTATTCTCAATTAGAAGGCTTAGGAGAGGTTTTAAGCGATGATTGGGAGTTAATCCATAGTGAGATATACCAAGAGGAAGATGAGTCTGTTAAAATGGCTGAAATCAAGTATTCTGATAAAGCTTCAAAAGAAGATGATGCTATCTACAAAGTTAGATACTCTTACGAACCAGTTAGAAAGTCTGATAACAGTAGAGACTTCTGTAAGAAAATGGAGTCTTTAACAAGTGGTAAGGTTGTCTTTAGAAAAGAAGATATTAATATGATGTCTTTTAGAGGTGTTAATAATGTATTAGGTCATAACAAACAGAATTATAGCCTTTTAAAATTTAAGGGCGGTAAGAACTGTCATCATTACTGGTCATTGCAGGTCTACAAGAAGTCAAGTGGAAGAAAGGTTAATTCTGAAGAAGCTTACAACAAAGGTCTTAAAGAACCTGTCAATCCTTCTGAAATGGGAGAGTCAATGATAAGTAGGGGGGACAAAGGAGCATACCCAAGTGTGTTAAGTAGAATCAGAAAAATATTAGGACAATAATGAAAGCACTATTCATAACAGTAAAAGATTTAAAGGCAAAATCAATCATAAGCGGAAATACAGATGCTGATAAATTGATTCACTTTATAGAGGTGGCTCAAGATATTCACATACAGAACTACTTAGGAGGTAGGTTATATGATAAGATGCAAGCTTTGGTTATTTCAAATGAAATAGAGTTGGCTATTAATTCTGATTATAAGCTCCTTAGAGACGACTATATTAAACCTATGTTAACTTGGTTCACTCAGTCAGAGTACTTCCCTTTTGCAATGTTTAAAATAGATAATGGAGGTGTATCTAAGCACAGAGGGGAAGAGTCTGACGTAGCTAACTATGGAGACATTGACAGAATGATGAGTAAGATAAATGATAGGTCTGAGTTTTATACAAGACGTTTCTTAGATTATATCTGTGATAATAGCACTAAGTATCCAGAATATACCAATAATCAGAATGGAGAAATGTATCCAGATAAAGATGTAGATACTTTTTCAAGCTGGGTTTTATAATGGGTAATAAAAAAAAGACATATAAGACAAAAGAGGTTAACATAGTGAAGTTATCTGTTTTTTATGATAAGGTAAGAAAAGAAACTAAAAAAGAGAAAGATGGCAAACGAAATTTATAACAGTTCTTGGTGGGGATTTAGTTCTTCTACTGGCTTTGGTAACATATACGATAAATATAACAACCCAGACAAGTTAGCTAATTTCTTTGAAATAAGAGTAGAAGCTGATGGTGGAACGGTAGAAGCTAAAAGTTGTTTATCTGCTTTAGGATTAAACCAATACAATTGGGAATATAATAATAGAGTAGA